TCTGTGATGGTCCTGTTGAAATGGGCTACCCTGCTCTTTGGGAGTGTAAGTCAGCAAATGATAGCAAGTTTAAGGCGTTTGTTCGTCATGGTGTAACTAAAGCAAACCCAGTGTATGCTACTCAACTTGCACTATACCAGACTTATATGGAGCTTTATGAGCATCCTGCGTTGTTTACTGTTATTAATAAAAACACGTCTGAAATATACTATGAGCTTGTACCTTACAATAAGAAGTTGGCTCAAGAGGCAAGTGATAAGGCAGTGAATATCTTGACTGCGGCGAAAGCAGGTGACATTCTACCTCGTATTGCTCACACCAAAGATTTTTTTCTTTGTAAGTTTTGTGAGTTTAGGGAAACTTGTTGGGGAGCAGATCAATGAATATACTGAGCGTTGGCAAGTCACCTAAAGATGTAGCCGAGCGTATTTCGAGAGAAGTGCCTCGTAGCGTACAGCTACAAACATTGATAGATACATACCCAGAAGGCGTTCAAAGGGGCAAAGAATTCTATATCGGGTCGCTTCGCGGTGAGGCAGGAAAGTCTATGGTTATTAACATAGACATGCAAAGCCCTTGGTTTCTAAACGGAAAAGATTTTGAATCCGGTGAGGGTGTCGGGGGCATATGCAAGATATTCAAAGAAGGTCGCGGCTATACATTGGCTGAATGTGTTGAATACTTTAAAGAATACATAAGCCCAGACTATGTGGCCCCGCCAGAAAACATTGTTAAGCCGAACAATCCGTCAAACTTTGCAGTTACAACTGCGCAGCAGGGATTTCCACAGCAACAAAAGAGTATGAGCATCAACTCAAGCACAGATTTTGAGGATGAATACAACTATACCGACGAAAATGGCATAGTTATTGTATCGGTTCGCAAGTATTTTGAGAAAAACGCACAAGGTGAACTGATACTTGACGCGTCTGGTAAGCCTAAAAAGCAGTTCCGTCAGTTTATGGAAGGTCGCCAAGGTATTCCAGAACCTAGACCTCTATACAATATCCCGAACATTTTGGATTCAGACAAAGTTATCTGGGTTGAAGGCGAGAAATGCGCTGATGCACTCACATCTCTTGGGTATGTAGCAACTTGCACAATCGGCGGTGCTGGTATGTTGTCAGAAAACACAGCATATAAGTTTGATTTCACGCCGCTAAAAGGAAAAGAGCTGATACTTTGGCCTGATAATGATGCCGCAGGCAAGAAGCTTGCATCCATTGTTGAAGCTCAAGCGAAAGAAGCGGGCGTAAAGTCCACAATGATTCTTAAAATACCTACTACTAAGTCTGAAAAGTGGGATGCGGCTGATGCTGTTGAAGAAAACTTTAACATCGAGAAGATGCTCAAGAAGAATGAGAGAAGTGTAAAGAAGCCAATTAACTTACTTGATGAAAGCCTGTTAGTTGACCAATACTTTGTCGGGTCAGTGCCTGAGCAAAAGTTTTTAATAGGTGACACTATACCTCTTGGAGTTCCGTGTGTATTTGCGGCGGCAGGAGATAGTGGTAAAGGCATGATGACACTTGATCTAGCTATGAAGGTTGCGTCAGGTACATCTATGCAGTCTGCTTTTGGTGGTTTAGTTGCAGAACACGGCGATGTTATATTAATCACAGCAGAAGATGATAAAGACGAAATGCACAGACGTATTTCGCGCCTTGACCCTCAAAGGCATAGAGAAGTTTACAGCCATAAGTTGCGCGTACTTCCATTGCCAAACCTTGGTGGTGTCTTTCCTATCATGCAGAAGTTCGACAATACATATTTGATGGGTGAAGAGTTCTCGCGGATTTATGATCAGATGCTAGAGATGGAAACATTAAAGCTAATCGTAATTGACCCTATGGCCTCGTTTGTTCACGCAGATGTAAACGCCGATCCGGCGGCAGGAGCTGCATTTATGAGTTTACTTGCGCAGATGGCAACCGAAACAGGTGCTACTGTTATGGTTAATCACCATATGGCAAAGATCAAAGACAACGATCCAGTCACAACACCAGAACAAGCGCGTAGTCTTATTCGTGGTACTTCTGCTATTGTTGATGGCGTTCGGTCTGCATTTGCGGTCTGGTCTGTCGATGAAGGTACAGGAAAACAACGCTGTCGTGATCTTAATGTAGAATATACGCGTAATGGTGTGTTTGATGGAGCTGTCGTTAAGTCAAATGGACCAGCAAATAGAGATATTAGGCATTTTATCCGTAATCCTAACACTGGCCTACTCGAAGATAGGTCACAAGATGTCCGATCTATAACGATGTCACAATCTGTTCGGGATAGACTAGCACATATTGTTGAGTTTGTTAGAATTAGAGAATTAGATGGTCGTGCTGTTACACATGGTGGTGTCAATAGCGGTATATTCCATGCTATTCGTGAGTCGGAAGCTATTGAGCCTTGCGTTGTCTATTTGCAAGGCGCAGGCGGTCAAACAACTATCAAGAAAGCCGTTACTGAAGCTCTCGCTATGGGAATGATACGAAAGTATGCACTAACAACAGGTGGGGAAGAAAAGTGGCTTGGTGCTATGGATGGATCACTCGCTAGAGGTGAGTATGAACGTCAAACGGGTCGAGATAACATTTGACAATCGTGGGAAAATATGGCAATAATCCCATCTTTAAGGAGAAATAAAATGATTCACATTTTTAAAGATAAGAAACCCACATTGGAAGAGGCACAGTCTCTTGTAGATGGGTATGTTGAAATGGTTCGTTCACCTATTCATGAAGATATTCAAATTCTCGTCAATGAAGAGGGACTATTGAAAGGACTAGACTATAATAAGGAAGCATCTGAAACTTATGGAACGGGCATTGTAGGCAATGCAGTTGTTCTTAAAGGCGATGCTAGGTGGGACTGATGGATAAAATTCCACAAAAAGTTGTTGATAAGTATCAAGATGTATATAAGCAGCTTTGGGAAATTCAAATGAAGAAAGACCGCAAAGCTAACCCAAAGCTTGATTCAATATCGCCTAACTATAAAAAAAGAAGAGCTTCTTTTCACATTGTTAAAGATGAAAGCAGTGAAAAAGAGCCGAAAGCCCTTACAAAGCAAGCAACTACAATCAATATGCTGTTGCTTCGGGGCTTCGGGATTAAAGAAATATCAGCAGTTATACATACTTCTGAGAAAGCAATCGTAAAGATTAAAGATAAATACGAGCTGCCTAGAGAAAATTAACGCGCTGCGCCAAACGGGCCTTGCTGCATACCATAACCTGAGAAATTGTTCGAGTTATTTCCATATTGCTGCGGCTGGTACGGATTTTGCATTGGCGCAAATGAACTTTGACCACCATAACCTTGATTCATTCCGTATCCTCCGTATTGTTGCGGCTGGGGATAAGGCTGTTGATAAGGGTTTTGCTGGTATCCGCCACCCATCATTCCGTATTGCTGGTAAGGTGATTGCATTGGCTGCTGCCCATAACCCGAATAATTCATAGGCTGCTGCATTCCATAATTCTGCTGCGGGCGCTGCATACCATAACCAGAATAATTCATCATTGGCTGCTGCATACCACCATAACCCGAATAATTCATTGGCTGCTGGGGCCTGAACATTCCGAATCCACCCATAATACCTTGAGGTCTTTGCGGAAATTGAGGTCTTTGTGGAAATCCACCAAACATTCCCATGCCTGTAGGTCTTTGACCACCAATACCCATACCCATGTTCGGGTTACGATACTGCTGAGTCGCTTGGTACGTTTGATTTGCGCCATAACTATTAATTAAGTTTTTTTGAGCTGGAGTTAATCCACCCATAAACTCATCAAAAGCAGATTGATTAAAATTAGGTTTTAGCATACCAAAGTTTGCTGTTAGTGAAGGGTTAGGCCTCATCGGTCTACCCATAATTCCTTGACCGCCAGAAGCGTCTGCAAAAGAAGGGTTTCCAATAGGACGAGAAGAACTTAAATTTCCACTAAACTTGGAAATAGGTTGATAACCTTCATTCGCAACGAAATTTTGCCCACCTTCAAGATAACCTGTGTTTCCTACGCGATTTAAGTAAGATTCATATATCTTATCTTGCTCACCACCAATACTTCCTGATCCTTGCTTTCCAAAATAAGGACTAAAACGTACATCTCTTGTACCTGCGCCACCACCTGCTCTTCTAAAATGTTCAAATTCAGGAGAATCAAAAAATCCTTGGTCTATGTTTGAATACTTATCCTTCATGCCTTGAAGCTTTTTGTTTTTATTATATTTATCTAGCTGACCATAAGTAAAATTTTCACCTAATGATTCTTGATTATTGTTAAACCTATCAAGCGCTGATTGATACAATCGTTTTTGCTTATAATCTTCTTCATCAACATTCATAAGATTTGTAGCATACTCGCCATTATCTTTTCTAAATTTAGCCATCCTGCGACCCACATCATCTGTGAATATTGTTTCAGGATCATATCTTGATCCATAATTATCAATATTAGGAGCAGAAACAACTTCATCTAGCCGGTCTGAATACATACTTTTTATTGGCTCTAAAACGCTAGTATAGTCTTTAAAAGTTTGTTGTGGGCCTCTTGGATCATTAAATATAGGATTAGGTCTAGGTTGCATAATTCCAGAAGAAAAACTAGGTTGTCTAAACGGCATTGACCTAATTGATTTTGCGTAAGGTGAAGCTACCATGTATAATCTCCGAGTGAACTTGTTCGGGTTATAACATTTATTCAGTTTTCGATCAATAATTGATTGACTGAGTTTTTGTGTTGTTTATAAAAGCACGGCAAGGCGGTTAAATTTAATCAGATTTAAACGGGCAAAGTTAATATCAGATCAGAACTTAGATAAATTCGCTACCAAATGCGCTAACATTTAAACGAATTCATCGCCGCCTTGCGCGATTATTTTCCTAAATTAATAGGTCTTAGTTTTGGCATAAGAGTGATAGACGATACCCTGTCTGTCTCAATACATTGACCCATACTATCCATATCTTCATATGGTTTATATGCGGCTTCTAATGCGTCTCCACATTCGTATGCGTTTCTATACAAAGTTTTCTTTTGAACTTCTGTGCCTTCTATTACATATGTCAGCACAAGCATTGTGTAAAAGGTCATTTTATAATACCCATTCTTTATGTGAAATTGGAACGTGATTTAAACTTGCTTTATTTTTAGCATTAGAAAATGTTGGTATATCTTCTAAGTCATATCTAAGTTTTTTTTCATTAAAATA